CATTATTTTCTTTTAAATATTTTAATTCGTTTTTAAGATCTTTATTTTTATACATTTCTCTTTTTTTATCTGTATGTTTAGCACTATTAAAAAATTTCTTTTTTTTAAAAAGAGAAGTTCCACAGTTTTTATGTTTACTCAAATAAATAATTGCAGTAAATTCAACAGGTGAATCTGAATGAATCCATCCTTCATTTTTATAAATTTTTCCATTTATTTTTTGAAAAAATTGTGTACATAACCAATTCATTTCCACATGATTCATTGGGTATAATAATCTCACTATTTTATAATTAATCCAATTATAGAAATCTTTATCGATTGTACTAAGACAATTTGTTCTTTCTCCAGGCCAACCCCCCTCATCATCTTTTACAAAGGTTAATTTTTTTGATACCTCTATTATTTTATTCGGATCATCAAAAAAATTATCTACTATAATTGAAGGCCAAATCATATTATTTTTTCTTATACCAAATAGCTAAAACATACCTATCATTAGATAAAACTTTTTTAACACCATGCAAATAATGCTTACCGTCAAAAAATAATATCCTACCAGTCTTTGGTGAAAACAAGGTTTTATCTTTAAAATAAGTTTGCCCTCCTTTATAACCTTCATTTAAATAACAAATAGAGGACAGTGTTGTATCTTGAGAGGCGTTATCTAAGTGCAATGGTTGAAAAGATCCTTTTGGCCAATGAACTATTTGAGCCCAATCGATTATAGAATTATTAATTATAGCAGATACATACTGAATCTTATTAATTAATTTTACATCTAAATCCCTAACAACATCCAAAGCTAATGGAAAAACATTTCTAAATCTTGTAACACTTTTTTTATTTTTTTTATAAAAATTTATTAATTTATCACAATCTTCTTTCGATATAAATTCATCTTTAATTAAAGCAATCATAAATATAAAGTGTTAAAACTTAACACAATCCTTTCTTTTGAATTATTTTTTTCATTATTCGAACCATGTTTTAACCAACTTGGAAAAAGAAGTAAGTCACCTGTTTTTGGAGTAAAAAAATAATTTTCACATGTAAACTCAGTTTGTTTGCTTATATTAACCATATTGAGATATGGATTTGGATTATAAAAATATATTTTACTACTGTTTTTATCGACCTTTAAATAAAGAGCTCCTGAAATAATACTGTCGGGATGAGAATGCATACTTAATTTACTATTTTTATTTTGAATGTTTATCCAAGAATTTGCTAATCTTAATTTTTTAACACCGTAATCTGTAGCATATTCATTTATTATATTATTTATTTTTTCTAAAAAAGAATTTTTTGCATTTATTAAAATATCGCTGTTTAAATCATGAGTAGATCTACCTTTTCCCTTTAAACATAAATGTGGGTTTAACTTTTTATTTAAAGTTAAATTTATAATTTCCTTACATTCTTCTTTGTTTAAAAAATTATTACTATACTTTATTAAACTTGGAAAAATTTTAATGTTTAAATTAGAGCTCATTTTTAAAATTTTAAATTAAAAGAAAAGGAAATCCTATCTTGTTTAGACATGTTTGGTTTAACATAATGCTCTAACCAAGATGGAAAAATAATTAAAATATTTTCTTGAGGTGTTATTTTAGTATCTGTTGAATTGTGAGGATTATATCCGTTAAAATTTAAATTTTCAATAAAAGAAGAAATTCTAACAGGGTTAAAAAAAACTAATTCCCCACAATTTTTAGGTGTTTTCACATAAAATACCCCAGATAAAATGCTAAATGGATGAGTGTGTAAAGAATTTGAATCTTTGTATTTATTAATATTAAACCAGATATTAGAAATGTTTAAATCTCTATTAAATTGAAATATATTTTTTCCAATCTCATTGGATGACTTTAATATATTATACTTCAAATCTTTTAACTCTGGGGAATTTATGTTTAAATCTGAACTTTGTGTTCCTCCCAAATTACTCAAAACTCTAGTATCTTTTTTATATGAATAGCAAAAATTTAATATGTTTTTTAAATTAATATTTAATTTTGTAACAAATATACTTGTCTTAAATATATTTATCTCATCCATAATTATTATAACTTATTTAATTATCAAGTAACTTTCTTATATAATTATTTAATTTAACAATCTTATCTAAAAAATCTTGGTTAATTTCTAATAGTTTTTCTATTTGAATTTCTAATTTTTGGTTATATTCTTTTAAGTCTTGATTAATCAAACCTTCAGAATTTTTAATTACTCTTTCAGATTTTAATTGCTCTTCTAGTTGTTTTATTATTAAATCTTTATCCATTTATTTTTTTACCTACAAACCAATTTGGGAGTCCTAAATGTAATCTCTTGTCAAATTTATTTACTTCTGCATCTTTAGATGACCTATCATTATAATGTAAAAACACTTGAGCACAGTGGTCTCCTTTAAATTCATTTCTCCAATGTTCTAAATCACAACCTCTATAAACTAACATATCACCAGGGTTTAAAACTACTTTGATTCCTTTTGATTTACTTGGTACATATTTTCCATTTTTAAAAACTCCTTTTTTAGAATCAGGTTCTACAAATATAGGCCATTGATCTCCCCCTAAGTTTAACGTTGTAGATATTTCACAACTAAATCTATCCTTATGTCTGTGAAGAATATCTCCTTTTTTATATATTCTTGCGTAAGAATAAGTTTCTATTAAATCTAATTTTGTTTTTTCCTCCATAATAGGCTTAACTTTTAATAACAATGTTTCCATAACTATGTCGGCATAATGAGAATAAGTATTAGGAACTTGCGAATCTGAAAAAGTGCCCCAATCAGTATTTATATTAGAAAGATAGTTCGTTTGAAAAAGAGTATCGGCAACTTTTCTTTTAATTATAAAATAATTATAACAAAAATGTGCTAATTCTTCTGATATAGCTTTTTCTATTATTAAAAATTTATTTTTCTTAAAGTTCATTTTATATAAAAGGCCTTCCTAAATTCCAGATTACTAAAGAATAACGAGTCCCTTTTGTCACTGGAGTTACACGGTGCCAAATTTGACTTGGGAACACAACAATAGATCCTTTCGGAAGAATCTCTTTGCATGTAATTATATTTGGTTTTCCATCTGGTCTATTTCTACAGTCAAATTGTAATTCTCCTCCCTTATAATCTTTTGGGTCAGATAAGGAAATTGTAACAGATAGTTTTCTAATTTTTCCATGAGTATTAGGATTTTCAGGTGCATGATAAGACTCTTCCCATGAATCACAATGCCAATCATAAAATTGATTTTTTTTATATTCTGTAAATTGACAGCTCTCTGAAAAATCCCATTGAAAGTTCCATCCAGCGTTTATGTTTGCTTGTTGAATGTACGGATGAAGTTCTTTATAAATCCATTGATCATTTAACCAAGCTACATTTGACTTTCTTATTTTTTGGATTTCTTTTTTTGGTATTTTATTTCGTCCTACTGTACCTATACCTTTCTGTAAAGATTTTCCTAGTTTTAAGATATCTTCACAAAATTTAATAGATAGTGCATTTTGAAAGTACCAATAATGGTATTTAAAATTCATACATTCTTATCTTTTTAAAATTATGTATGTTTTTTATATGTTATTTTAATTATTTTGTAAATAGATTTAAACTTGATTCCAAGTTAAAGTATCTGGGTTCCATTCAAAATTAACTTTATTTAAATTAGAATCATAAGCAAATCCTACCCATTTTAATTGATCTTCATCCCATGATACAATTAATATATCTGTATTATTTATAGGTGATATATTAATGGAAGGTCTTGCAATAGGAGGTTGCCAATTAAAATTAGAATCTAAACTCCAAGAAGGATAGGAACAAGTAGCAACATAAAATAAATCATGTTCTTCATCATATTTTTTTCCTACACCTGCAAATTCTTTTCTAAAACTACCATTATAAGACGTTTGAACCCATTTAACTCCTTGAGGAGATAACGGTGCAACACTTTCAAAGTGTTTAGCCGCTTGTAAAGATTGTTCACCACCATTGTTAGCAATATCTTGATTACAAGCTACCACCACTCTTAAAACCATATTGTTTGAATCTAATTCAGCAAAATGAGCCATATTATTAAATAGTTAATGTTCCCGATACTGTAAAAGTACATATTTTATCTCCAGTAGGGCCATCCGTTGTTAATGTATTTGTGCCAGGTGCTACCGCTAATGTAGCTGGGGCATTTGCAGCAGGTATTCTTAAATAAACTATTCCAGATCCACCTCCACAACCAGTTGAAGATGCAGCAGCAGGGCCGCCTCCGCCTCCACCAGTATTTACTTGTCCTGCTTGACCAGGAGCGGATCCGTTTCCTCCAGCTCCTCCTCCACCAGGGCCTCCTGCACCAGCAGTGCCTCCATATTGTCCACCAC